AGATGATAAACTAGCGTTCCACCCTGCTATCAATATGAAGAAAGGTAATTACTTCGCAAGAGAAGGTTATTCCGATTTCGCTCATTCAGAAGGCAAACAATATCACCCTAAATACGATAAGCTAACACTAGGCTCGCAGAACATGTATTTAGTTAAAGGTTCGGTTACTCAATACAATTACTTAGAAGAACCTATTGATATGACAGCAGTTACTCAATACGCAGATTATCTTTTAGAAAACGAAAGTGGTCGTTATGAATTAGAGTTAATTGATAATCGTTTAGAGTATAAAACTAAAGTTGATTATAGCTTAACAGAATGGACTGACCCTCCCGCAATCTATAATATTGAGTGCGAAAAGACTATGCTGGAAGTTCAAGAAGACGATTCGGCATTTCTTTGCGTTATTCGATTAGATGAAGACTACGATGCGTGGATACCGAAGCTTCGCGACGTTAAAGCAGGTGAATCTTTGACTATAGAGAAAGAAGGCGAACACTGTTATGTTGTTTTCAGTTCTGAAGTAGAAAAGGAAGGAACAAACCTTGAAGCCTTTAAAATGTACAAACTTTCTAGTGATTCAATGGTAATAACGGCTACCGAAGATACACGCATCTTTAGGACTTACCGTGATTAAATATATTTTTACACATTATTATGTTCGTCATTTTAACATCGAGACTTCCACTCGAGCTTTCAAAGGTAATTTAGTAGAGAACGGCGCTTTAGGCGAGGGGTTTTTTATTAAGTATAATTGGTTTAAAGGCGCAGTAAAAGGCGGTGGACGAGGCTGTTCAGACAGTTCTAAAGGCCAACGTCAAATGTTTGCCGATTTTAAACTTTACTTTTTAGGTCCTTTCTTTTTGAGCTTAGGGCAATGGTACGGATGGGTAGCTAAACACCCTGAAATGGGGTTTACTAACAACGAAATTGGGGTACTTTTATTTAATCGTATGATTACAATTAGTCGTGCTTACAATTTTAATGATACTAAATCTGGAAAACGAAAATGGGGTTTGCAAATTCAATACAAAAAGTTTGTTGAATATAAAGGGCCAATTGAAGAAAAGGATATAGAGCATCCGCAGATTGATCGATTAATTATTGATCCACATTTAAAGGGAAAGTTTTAATGTCTAAACCATACCTCGGTAAAGTAACTGGATCTGAACAGAAACAGTTAAATAAAATTATGAATAGTCCTATTAAACGGACTAAAGAAGACAAGGCTAAGCCGACGAAGAGTGTTAACTTAAACATTCGCGGCGAGAAGCCTCAGTAATCTCCATTGTCCTCGCTCGTTGAGGGTCATCGAGTGGAGAGAGAAAACCCTCATTTAGATAGATTGATAGGAGTCATTGATATGGCACAAAAAGCAAAGGGCTATCAGGAAGCTATTACTGACGATCAACTGGTCAATATGATTGACTCAGGCGTGATGCACAGTGTAGGTCACTTCCTTAGCTCATCCGATCTTACTAGGGAAAGAATTAAAGCTACTTACGAGTATGCTGGTCTAGCTAAAGATCATCTTTCACCTCAAGGTGTATCGAGCATTGTTGCTTCAGATACTACCGAAGTTATTGAAGCGTACTCAGCTATTATCTCAGAACTTATGTTTGAGAACCAAAAGCTAGCACGTTTCCTTCCATACTCTACAAGCCCTGCAGCGCTTATGTCGTCGCAGCAAGCTTCCGATGTAGTTAATTATTGCATCTTTAAAAAGAACGATGGCTGGCGTATTTTTAATACGTGGGTTAAGTCGGCTCTTCTTTGGAAGACCGCAGTTATCCGTTGGGATTATTGTGAAGAGTATGAATACCGTTTTGAAGAATACGAAAGCATTAATCAACTTGCACTTGATGAACTCTTGGCAGATGATAATGTAGAAATCGTTGGCGACTTAATGCTTGAAAACGATTTTAACATTGAAGAAGCTGTTTACAAAGATGTTCGTATCAAACGTAAAGTTGATAAGTCTGGTGTTAAACTAGAAGTAGTTCCGCCAGAAGATTTTCGTATTGATCGGGATGCGTCTTCAATTGAAGATGCAAGCTTTATTGCTATTCAACGGGATATGACCCGCTCCGAAATTAGAAAACAATGGCCAGATGTTGCTGATAGTGTAGAAGACTGGGATCGTCTTGGTTCTTCTATTGGGCAGCAATTTGATGTGTATAGCGAAGAACGCTCGGTACGCAAAGAAGTTACTGGCCAAGAGTACTATGATGAGCCTAATGTAGGTGACCTCTTTGGTACTGAAGCTAATACCGAAGTATCTGTTACAGAATCTTGGTTACGAGTAGATCGTGATGGAGATGGTGTAGCAGAGCTTAAACACATTATTACTGTTGGAAATCATATTTTATATGAAGAAGATATTGACATGGTTCCGTTGGCAGCTATTAGCCCCTTCGAAGTACCGCATGAATTCTACGGTCTTTCAATGGCTGATATGGTTCGATCGTCAACTCTGGCAAGCACAGCTATCTTACGGGGGTTCGTGGAGAATACTTATCTTACTAACTACTCTCCGAAGCTGGCTGACCCGAATGTTGTCGATTTCAGCGCACTCCAAAATATGAAACCAAAGCAGTTGATTGCTACCAATGGTAATCCAGCTGCAGCGGTTTCTTCTATGCCCCCCGAAGCTATGTCTGCGGGTACTGTGCCGCTCCTTGAGTTCTTACAACTCCACAAGGAACAAGCGACAGGCATGTCGAAGGCTGCACAAGGGCTTAACGACACCCTTTATGTATCAGGTAATAGTGAACAAAAAGTATCTCAAGTACAGTCAGCAGCTCAGAAGCGTATTCAACACATTGTACGCCGATTTGCTGAGACTGGGTTTAAGCGTTGCATACTTGGTGTTTACCATTTAATGCGACAGAATATGAAAGAAACTTTGTATAACACGCCTACCTCTACGGGTGTATATAGCATGGTTGATGTTTCTAAACTCCCAGAAACAATGGATGTTGAAGTAAATATTAATGTTGGAGAAAACAGCAATGACTCGCGGCTCCAAAAGGTTACGAACATCGGACAACAAATCTTACCCGCCCTTCAAGCGGCGGGACAAGGGATGGCGGTTAAACCCGAAGCTGGTCTGGCACTTGCTTATGAAGCCATTCAAGCTATGGGTCTTGATCCTACGAAGTATCTTCAGAATTACGAAGACCCAGGATTCCAAGAGCAAGCTCAAGCAGCTATGGCCGAACAACAACAGCAGGCTCAGGTAGAGCAGCAAATGCAACAACAAATGCAAGCTACTCAAATGGCCTTGAACGAAGCTAATGTTCGTTATACACAAGTTCAAGCAGATAATTCTCTGCAAGATAACACTAAACAACTGGCAGTAGCCCTTGACAAGTCTAACCAAGAATGGTCTAAACTTGCTTTGGAAGCTGCTAAAGATGGCATGTCCTTACCACCTCGCCCCGACTTTGAAGAGTTATTTCAACTCGCTATGACGGGCATTCAGGCCATGTCTAATCAATTACCCGTCTCCCCAGCGTCTGCCGTTCCTTCTGAAGAAGAAGAAGCTATGATGGCTGAGATGATGGCACAAGGACAAATATAAATGGACAAGTACAAAAAGACAGCTGAGAAGAAGCTGACTGGTAAAGTTCATCCCGACACACTCGCAAAGGAAGCTCTGGTTAATGCAGAGTTTTCTTCGCGGGAACGTGAAAATTTCTTTAACGATGCCTATGGAGAGGTCTTAGTAGATCTTTTTGTTGAATGGCTTAAAACTGACCCACACGAATCTAAGAGTCGTGAATTTTTATATAGCACAGCTATGGGGTTAGGCTCTTTAAAAGAGAAGTTAATCGCTATTGAAACTTATGGGAAGAACATTCCACACATTACAGAGGACAATAACTAATGAATGAGCATGAAGAAAAAGCTCTAGTTGCATTAAGTGCAGCTATCGAACGCGATATTAAAATGATTGCACAACATCCAGTACGAATTCTGGATACTATTAATACGTTGAGCAATATGATTACTATTCGTGATTATTTAGAAGCTAAAGCGGCTGTACCCTCGAAAGCACCCGCCAAAGCAAAAGGAGATAAGAAATAATGGATGAAACTGAAGTAAACGAAGTCGCTACCCTCGAAGAGGATGCCATTTCTACTGATGTTAATACCGATCGCACTGAAGACGACATCTTGGCTGACATTCTATCTAACACCGAATTCCTAGAGGAAGACGATGTTCCCCAGTTAGAATCTCTACCCGATGATGAGATGGAAGATACAGGCGATCCTGACGAGTTGGATTCAGAAGACCCAATGGATGAAGACGAGTCAGTGAATGATGATGAAGAAGAGATTGATGAAGAGTCTGAAGAAGACAGTGATGACGAAGATGCCTCCGATGAGGACGCTACCGACGAAGTTACTGCCTACGAAGAAGACGAAGTTGATTGGGATATTCATGTTCCCGTAACCATTGATGGTGAACAATCCCTCGTATCACTTGCCGAACTTCGCAAGGGATATGCTACGGAACAACATCTTTCAAAGAAGGGTCGCGAACTAGGCGAAGCACGGAAAGAAATCGAAGCCGAGCGAGAACAACGTCTTGGTGAACTAGTAAGTCTCACTGAGGCTGTTAATGGTATGCTTGCTTCAAATGAGCAAGAGCTTGCACAACAATATCATAATCTCGATGCCGAGATTGTTAAGGCAAGGGAAGAGGGTAATACCTTTGAACTTACTGAACTTAAAGATAAACGTGAGCAAGCACAACAAGCCTACTGGGAAGCTCGCAATCGCCGTGAAGCGGTTGTAACCCAGACTCTTGAGCAAAAGCAAACTGCTGAAGCCCAAGAATGGAATACTAAAGTAGAGCAATTCTTTACTGAAATCGAAGAAGTAATTCCTGGATACGACGATAAGTATGCAGAAGACCTTCGGGGATTTGGTAATGAAATTGGTTTGTCTGAAGAATTCATGGCAACCGTGGCTGATGTGTCAATTGTTAAAGCGCTAGACGACTACCGTAAATTAAAGAATGGTGTCAAAACTGGTGCTAAGAAACGAGCTAAATCCGTCGTTAAGAAAGCCCCTGTTAAGAAAGCTAAACCAG